CAGTTCCCGATGCCTCTTATCAGAATGGAGCTTTCTTTTCCGCGCTCTCCCAGGGCTATGAAACCATGGATGCGATTGCCGGACTCGCATTCGGGATCGTGGTCATTTCGGTTATCCGCCAGATGGGCGTGCGGGAAGATTCAATCATTGCAAAAGAGGTTCTGCATTCCGGTATGCTGGCTGGGCTTCTGATGGCATTTATCTATCTGCTTACCATCCTGATTGGAGTACAGTCACTGGGACAGTTCGAACTTTCAGAAAACGGCGGCATCGCCCTCTCCCAGATTGCAGACTACTACCTTGGACGGATGGGCACCTGGATCCTCGCCATCGCGATCACGTTCGCCTGCCTCAAAACCTCCATCGGGCTTGTAACGAGCTGTGCGGAAACCTTTGTGAAACTGTTTCCCCATGCCCTTTCCTACCGTGCATGGGCAGTCGTTTTTACCCTTTTTTCACTCATTGTGTCAAATATAGGACTGTCCGCTATCATCACTTACTCGGTTCCTGTTTTGATGCTGATTTACCCGCCAGCCATCACGCTGATTCTCCTCGCGCTGCTTGGAAATGCATTCCAGCATAACAAAAAAGTCTATGTCTGCGTTACCATTTGTTCCTGGGCAGCTTCCATCTTTGACTTTTTAGCAGCTCTGCCAGACGAAATGCAGTCTGCCCTACATCTGGAACCCGTCATCGCATTTGCCAGACATACGCTTCCGCTGTTTGATTTGAACCTCGGATGGATTCTGCCGTCGCTTGTCGGGCTTTGTATTGGACTTCTCTGGAGACAGAAAGAAAAACCAGCAGACCGCTCACACCTTCCTGTATTTCCCATATCTTAATAGTATGAACGAACCGCAGGAGGCAACTATGAAACGAACTAAATTTGCAGCTGCCCTGGCTGTGCTCACTCTGCTTACCACCCTGACCGGGTGTGGACAGGCGAAGGAGGCGGACGGGGCGCTTGAACCGGTCACACTCAATGAGGTAGCCCACTCGATTTTTTATGCGCCACAGTACGCCGCGATCGAGCTGGGCTATTTTAAGGATGAAGGCATCGCTCTGACACTCGTAAACGGTGCCGGTGCCGACAAAGTTATGACCGCGCTCATCTCCGGGGATGCCGATATCGGATTCATGGGCTCAGAGGCAAGTATCTATGTCTACCAGGAAGGTTCCGCCGATTATGCTGTCAATTTTGCCCAGCTGACCCAGCGTGCCGGAAACTTTCTCGTTGGACGAAGTGCCGAACCAGACTTTTCCTGGCAGGATCTGAAAGGCAAAAAGGTGCTTGGCGGGCGCGCGGGTGGAATGCCGGAAATGGTCTTTGAGTATATTTTAAAGAAAAATGGCATCGATCCAAAAAATGACCTGACAATCGATCAGAGTATCAATTTCGGGCTGACAGCGGCGGCGTTTACGAGTAATGATGCGGATTACACGGTTGTGTGATATAAAATACTGCCCTTGCCATTTGCCAAATTATTGGATATGACCGTCCTCTGCTATCCGGTCAGCTGTAATCATCCAGCCATCCGAATCAAACGCATACGCCTGTCCGTCAATCTGGCAGACTGTATCATGCAGATACGTGTAGTCGTTTGTCAGATACCACCAGCGTCCGTCCTGGCACACCCAGCCAGTGAGATACTTGCCGGACACCCAGCCGTCTGCGGTCTGGACCCACGGTGCACCGCTGACAAAACACTTCCGGAGCGGCTGCACCTGCTGATCCTTGCTGTATCGTTTGCCGGAGTCCGCACCTGCCGGAGCTGTCCGGATGATGAGCGAGGATGCAGTGACTCTCAAACCGTGTGTGCCGCTCTTAATCTCTTTGAGATCTGTCATACTGGTATCACTGTCGGCCTTGGCTGGCTCCGCATCCATTTTAGGCCAGGTCTTTTTAAACGCCTCAAAGGTTCCATAGCGCTGCTTGAGGATATTGGTGCCGCTGCCCCAGTCCGGCAGGTAAAGATGCGGCTTGTCCTCCAGACTCTTCCAGTTTCCGCCCCAAGCTAGCCCTAAACCTTTTGCCAGTTCTGCTGCCTTTTTAAACATCCCTGTACTGTCGTTGTAGGCATCGTCTGATGTACTGCCATCACCGTCAATATCCATTTTTAAATAAAAATCAAATGCGATGCCCCACTGATGCTGTGAGCTGTAACTGCTCCCCGGTGCGTTAGTTACTTTTTTCCCCGGCTTGGTACGCCCTTGTGCATATAAAGCATCCTGCTCTGCTACCGTCCGGAACGTCTCCCCGATGGCTACCGTGATGCCCTCGGTCGCGCAGGCTTTGATCCAGGCGGATGCAATGCGCTGCAGGCGCGGGTGGCATAATGTAATATCTCTCATTGATTTGCCCTCTTTTCTTTAATAATATGCACGGGCGGAGTAATCCGCCCTGTTGCGATATCGCAATAGCAGCCATGACCCAGACTGCCGCGGGAGATAGTTGGATCACCTCCTTCTATTTCTTTTCACTGTATTTCGTTCGACGCCAAATCTCCGCTACGCGCTCCCAGCCATCCATAGATACCAGTGCCACGACAAAAGCGGCAATCATGCAAGCAAAAATCATATACCAAGTAATCGCCTGACCCTGCCATGTTAAGAGTGCCACCAGCGCCACCGGACAAAGCACCAGGCTAAGTACCACCACCACCGTTGCGGTTGGGATGTTTTTAAGTCCCGGCATTTTCTTGATTACCTGCGTGATTACTGACACCACAAACGCCATCACTCCGATGGCTGCCACCAGATAAGTGACATACTGCATTAATTCATTCATGTTCATTTTATGCCTCTCTTTCTTTATTCCTCTGCCTCTATATGTTCAGCATGGGATTCTGTTTCAATCCCGTACTCCCGCCGCTTGATCTTACGATCCAATGCTGCAGCCTCATCATCGCTCAGCGTCGGTAATTTCTCACACGCCTCATATCCGATCTGACAGTCCCCATTTCCTCCCGCCGCCCGATATGGTTTATAAATATAGTCCAGATTCCGGCGCTCCTTTAAGGTAACACCACCGCGCTGGACAAACTTATCGGTAAGGTAGAGCAGTTTGTCATGCCCCAGGCCGATAATCATATCATTCTGTGCCTGCTCATGCTTAGATAATGTATTCTTTTTTTGATCGTGTCGCGTAATCAAAAACTGGATAAAAGCAAAAAGCGCATTTGAGCCGATCACCGCAGCAATAACCTGTGACGTATCCATGCCTATCATCTCCTCTCTTATCTTGGCATCCAAACTATACGCTTACTATGTCGCGCCAGACCCACATTGTACCGCGGCCGCTCCTCGCCAAACGCTCGGTATCGGATCCCGTCATCCAGGACGATCCCGGCTAGGCTTACCAGCACCCACAGCACCGTGTACTGCGGGCAAATCTGCCCCATGATATTATCAGGCAGTCCGCTGTAGTCCCAGACGCCCCACCCCAGCCACAGATTAACCACACAGCCAGTCATAAACTCTAAAGCGGTGATCCCCGCCGTTCCGATTAACACCTGAGCCCACAACGGCGTGTCCCAGCGCAGCACCTCGTTGATAAGCCCTAAATATACAAAACACAGCCCACCCAGAGCAAACATTGTCCAATGGCTCCAGCCGCGCCATAGCAGTTCAATCAGTACATACAGCGCGCCGCCTACAGCGAATAAAAACAGGTACTTACTCGTCAGTTTTTGTCTGTAACTCATCTTCATTACCTCCTGCCGCCAGATATGCTTTAAGGACCTCTGACTGGTACTGCTCCGGCACTGATACCCCGTATGCGATCTGATTCAGTTCATTTTTATCAGTCGCTCCGGCAATCCACATATTAAGCGCATTGCAGTATGTAGTGTGATAAGATACATACGTCATAGCCGCCGTGATGATCGTCTGCATATCGGCGGAGCTGTAATATTTGCATGGCTGACCGTCCGAGTGGTATTCCAACTTATCAGCCCCCGCCGCAAGCTGTACCTGTTTGCCAAACAGATTTAGCTGATCATGCTCGGTCAGCGCAAAGCGCTCTGTTGAGCTGTCCGACAAAGTAACGCTAATACCTGAGTAGATAGCTCGCTCGCACGCCGCGCTGATCTCCTGCTTTTTGGCCACCTGTAACTCCGCAAGTGTCGGCTCATATGGCTCTGACGGAGTGACCGGCTCCGGATCGGTCGGAGGTGTGTATACGCTGCCATCATTTGACAGATAGAGCGTCTGTCCCTCATCCCGATAAACTGTGTGCCAACCGCTCAGAGTAGTTGCCAGGACACCACCCTCTGTGTACAGCTGGATGTCCCCCTCCCAGGATTCCGGCGCTGCCCCTGCAAATGCGATCTGCAGCACATGCTCCGCAGTCTGGCGGATGCTCTCGATCTCATAGAGCTGATCGGAGTCATTGATCTTGATTTTTTCCATGTTTTTTCCTCTCTTTCTGTTTTTTGTGTATAATAAAAGGCCTTTCGACCCATTATTTTCAATTTCAATTTTTTACAGCCTCCCAAACGTCGAAATAGCCGCGTCGGGAAACATCCGCTTGAAATGCCTTAATTGCCTGGTATTAATACTATCCAGCAATACAACAATGTTTGACCTATATGCCTGCATCGGTTATCAATCAGATTCCGCTCGCAGCGTAATAAAATTACTTGCGGGCGCCGGAAAACACCACATATCATACGCAACAGAGGGAACACCCGATGCAAATACAGGCACCTATACAATTAGCAATGGAAATCCTGTTAATAAGGCATACATCTACAGACTACCATTCGAATAACTTTGACTGTAAAATAGTGACCTGAAAAAACGGGTTTACACAATACCAGTTAGTAATATCTCTGATTCTAACGGTAACGCCACCTTAGGTGTTTCTACTAAGGACGGGATTCTCATTGCCCTAGACATTACATCACCTGATTATGTGTCGTATCAGCCGACAGTAGTTCAACAAGAGTGGTATATTCGATGCTATAAAAATACAGACGTTTATTCTGCCTACGTCGGGCTTATTTCCGGAAAAGCATATTTTCTGAAATTATCATAAAATAGTGACCTGGCAAATGCCATTGCCAGCAAACCCTGCAACTTATCTGGCGGTACGGTAGAGTTTATAATCGATATATCTAATCTGCAAATCAAAAGGTTTGCATTACACGTGACGTGTTCTGGTAGCATATGGGCTGAATTTATGTTACTAATAATCTCATATAGCGACCTCAGCGCCTCTTTGGAAGAGGCTGGAATAACCAAAGTAAAACTTTATTCGACATACGATTCGAAGATGATATTTAAAGCATGTACCGTCCAAGGAAGCAATGGAAAAATTCGCATACAGGCACAAAACAATTACGGCGAGGCTTGTATGGTTTCGATAATTTCGCCTTATAAATAACGCCGCAAAATAGTGACCTCTGGCCTACGGGTTTTCCCAGTGCTTTAGGAGTTAGAGATTCGCTGCCTGTAAACAAATCGGCAGTGATCCGCGGGTACAAAACTGGTGCTGTAAGTTTCGGATTAGAGAACGCACCAGGGACATATTATCAGCGTTTGCAAATCAACCCTAATGGCACAGTCGTATATTATTACCTGCCAGAAGGTGCAACAACATTAAAAACCGCAACCTTAGTGCATCTTGAAGATTTGCTCTGACTTTGTTGACGTCAACAAAATAGTGACTCGCATAGTTTGCTCAAAATAAAAAGCACAAGCGGAACTATAAATTTGGGAGCTTGGAAGTCTGTGGATTTAAGGGTTCCCGTTACAGCTCCAGAAGGATATACACCAATAGGACTAATGAGCTTCGATACAGCAGGGGCTATCCCTATATGCATTAATGCTATGATGATAAGTACTGTGGAGGTTACTGTTGGATTGACCAACCCTTCTGCCGATACGGCAAATAATACCGGTTTCACTCTTAGCGCCTTAGTAAACGCTCCATAGCAAGTACCTGTTCCTCCACTCCTTTTTCT